TACAGGTAAGACATTTATCACACTTTATAAAGCTCTGGTAGATGTATTAGATCCAAAGACACCTTACGAAAAAATATATATCGTTAGGTCTCTTGTTGCGACAAGAGAAATTGGATTCTTACCTGGTGATCATGAAGATAAGTCTTCATTATATCAAATACCATATAAAAATATGGTAAAGTATATGTTTGAGATGCCTAATGAAGCAGACTTTGAAATGCTTTACGGGAATCTTAAAACACAGGGAACTATATCCTTTTGGAGTACTTCATTTATACGTGGTACAACATTAGACAAAGCAATTGTTATTGTGGATGAGTTTCAGAACTTAAACTTCCATGAACTTGATAGTATCATAACAAGGGTAGGTCAAGACTCTAAGATTATGTTTTGTGGTGATGCAACTCAGACAGATCTTATTAAGACTAATGAAAGAAATGGTGTGATTGATTTTATGAATATCCTTCGTTCAATGCCCTCAGTAGATATTATTGAGTTTACTATCGAAGATATTGTTAGGTCTGGATTCGTTAAAGAATATCTTATTGCTAAATTGGAATCAACCGTATGAGTTTTGAAGTAATTGATAATTTTTTATCAGATTACCATTTTAAATCTATTATTAATCCAGTATTGAGAGCAGATTTTAATTGGAATTTTAATGATCATGTAGTGAAGGAGGGAACTGGTGATTTTCAATTTACTCATAATGTTTTTTCTTGTAGGGGAGTATATCCCAAGCCAGAGATAGAGTTTGCGGATAATCATTATCTTTTGTTTCAACCAGTACTGGCACAACTAAAAGCACAAGTACTATACAGGATAAAATTAAATTTAAGACCTAGAACTTTTTTTCATAGGAAATCAGATTATCATACTGATGGTTGTGATTCAACTAAAACTGCCATACTATATCTTAATACTAATAATGGATGGACAAGATTCAAAAAAGGTGGTAAAGTAAAGAGTGTAGCAAACCGCATAGTTATTTTTGATTCTAATCAAGAACATTCAGGAGTGACTTGCACTAATGAACAAAGAAGAGTGGTAGTTAATTTTAATTATGACGTTTGATCATTGTAATCACTTAGGTGATCTTGAATTAATAAAAAAAGATACACCAGGATGTAGATTGTATGAACTCCCTGATGGACAGTGGGTTCCTTCAATCACCTCTGTAACTTCCTTTTATAATCGACAAGTTTTTGTTGAGTGGAGGAAGAGAATCGGAGAAAAAAAAGCAAACGCAATCACTAAGAAAGCAACAACCCGTGGGACAGATTTTCACGAAGCTGCTCAAGCATATTTGGAAAATAGAGATTTGGTCTGGGAGGATTACCTTCCTGCTACTCGTTTTATGTTTCATCATGCTACACCATATCTAGATAAGATAAATAACATACACGCTATAGAAAGAACTCTTTACTCTGAGTACCTTGGTCTTGCAGGTAGAGTTGATTGTATCGCTGAGTATGAAGGCGAACTAGCGGTGATAGACTTTAAGACATCAGAAAAAATTAAACCTGAGAAATGGTTGGAAAACTATTTCGTACAGGAAACCTTTTATGCTGCTGCTTATTACGAACTAACTGGTATCCCTGTCAAGAAATTAATTACTATCATGGTAACTCCTGGTGGTGAAGTAAAAGTATTTGACAAAAGAAACAAAGGGGATTATATTAAGCTTCTAGTTCGATATATTAAAGAATTTGTATCTAACAATATTGGGACAGAGAATGCCAAAGAATGAACTAGAAAAGGTGATGGAGAGCAAATTCTTTTGCCCTTCTAGATTCGCACAAGAAATTGAAACTTTAGTGCAGGTCAATGAGAACATGAATTATATTGATGCTATTATTCATTTTTGTGAGAAGAATAGTATTGATGTTGAGTCAGTTCCGAAGTTAATATCCAAACCATTGAAAGAAAAGATTAAGTATGAAGCACAAGAACTTAACTTCTTAAAGAGAAGTTCCCGTGCTAAGTTACCTGTTTAGCCTCAGGGGAGGCTAGCTTTTTATTCCAAAAAAGTCGAGAAAAAAACTCCAAGCTTTTTTTGCCCTATTACTTTTTTTAGATTATGAAAGACCTGTTAGAAATGTATAAACTCGCACCAGGCACTACGTGTCCTGTAATGATGGTGAAGATTCCTAAACAGATCATGAAAGAGATTGATGGATGGGTAAATGAAAGTAAGAAGTTTAAGAATAGTCCATTAGCATCATTGAAAGCACATGAGAATGTGGGGTATCTTTCTATGGATGGAAAGACACATAATTCATATCAGTGTTCTATCTCTCCTAGTTTAGTTGATAGTTCTTTCTGGTTAGCATGGGTATTGAGATTGACTACAAAGTATTGGGGGGGAGGAAAAAGTAATAGAGATTTTAAAATGAGAAAGTGGGATGGTCATTTTGACGGGTATGATATCTGGACTAACTTTGCATATAAAGGAGATGATAATCCAACACACAATCATGCAGGATTTCTATCAGGTGTGATATACTATAAGAATCATAGTCATCCTACTATTTTTGATGAGCATAATTGTGCTTATGAAGGATTAGATGGAACGATGGTGATGTTCCCATCAAGTACTTTGCACCATGTAGAACCGCAGACTGTTAATAAAGAAAGAATTACTCTTGCATTTAATATAGTAGAAAAGAATGATGCCATTTGATGCATATAAGTGTTATCTTGCGATGAAGAATCACTTCACAAAAGATAATTATGACTATCAGAAGTATCGTGGTAAGGTTAGAGCAACGAATCAAGCCTTCTATAAGAGAAAAGACCGTTTTTGGTTTGAAAAGTTTGCACGGCAAAAAAACGATAAAGAGGTAGAAGAGTTTTTTGTCTCTAATTTCGTATATACCACTGATCCAGGAACTATGTGGATTGGTGAAATGATCAAAGAAGGCGAATCTCGCTATATTGACTGGAAAAAGAGAATTCAGTCACTTTCCTATATTTTTAAAGAAGAGGTAAATTCTCTTTTTGACGAAAAACAGTTAAATGAGGTATTTGACTGCTCTAAGGGACATCCTGTTATTTTACGGAGTTATTTGGGAAAGAAGACCTCACTTGAAACTCTGGTGATATGTGATATAATATTTGGGTACAGAAAAAACTGGGATCAAAAACTAAATGATCCTGTGTGGGAAACCGTCAGTAGAAAAATAAAAAAGTACAGACCTTTCCTAAATATAGATGTACCACATTATAAAAAAATCTTAAAGGAGGTTATTATTCATGGCTCTTGATAATGCTACGGTTCTTGCTAATTTAAAAACGCAATTGGAAGAAGTGACTAAGCAGATTAATACTGCTGAGATTACTCGATTCAAACTCACAGGTGCTATTGATGTACTTGAGCAGATTGAAGAGAGTAATAAAGTTGAAACTTCTCCTTTAACTGATGAAGTAGTTGATGAAGAAGAGGTTGAAAGAAATTGAGTTTTTTCGATTCTGATGTAGTCCGTGCAGAAATGGCGGAAATACAGGAACTTCAAGAAGAGATTTATACAAATGTCTTCAAGTTTCCCACAATGTCAAAAGAAGATCAACGTTACCATGTTGATATTTTAGAAAGACTTTGTGAGAAGCAGAGAGTCATGTATACTCGTTTGAGTTTATCTGACGATTCTGAAGCACAGCAGATGAAAAAGAACATATTAGCAGGAGCATCTCAAATGGGACTTCCTACTAATATTGATATTAATGTTTTATTTTCTCAAATGAAACAGATGGTTGAAAAAATGAAGGAGTCTCTTGACTCTGAGTGAATTATATTTTATAATAGGTACATACAAGCCAAATCTCAACAAATACGAGGTAATCAATGTCTTTTAAAGACCTAAAAAAACAGTCCTCTCTAGGATCTTTAACACAAAAATTAGTTAAAGAAGTGGAGAAGATGAACAACACTGGTGGTGGAGGTGCAGATGAGCGTCTCTGGAAACCAGAAGTTGATAAAACTGGTAACGGTTATGCTGTAATTCGTTTCTTACCTTCTCCTGAAGGTGAGGATATTCCATGGGCAAAGATGTATTCTCATGCATTTCAAGGTCCTGGTGGATGGTATATTGAAAATTCTTTAACCACTACTGGTGGTAAGGATCCTGTTTCTGAGTACAATCGTGAACTTTGGAACAGTGGTAATGAAACTGATAAGGATGTTGTTCGTAAGCAGAAGCGTAAGCTTTCTTACTATGCAAACATCTATGTTGTAAAAGATCCTACTAATCCTCAAAATGAGGGTGGTGTATTCCTTTACAAGTTTGGTAAGAAGATCTTTGATAAGGTCATGGAAGCAATGCAACCAGAGTTTGAGGATGAAACTCCAATCAATCCTTTTGACTTCTGGCAAGGTGCAAACTTCAAGTTGAAGATTGTGAAGAAGGATGGTTACTGGAACTATGATAAGTCAGAGTTCGATAAGGTATCTCCTCTACTTGAAGATGATGATGCACTAGAAGCATTATGGAAGAAGGAATATTCTCTTTCTGCTGTAACTGCTCCTGATCAGTTTAAATCTTATGAAGATCTTCAGAAGCGTCTTAAGTATGTTTTAGGTCAGAGACCACCTGCACGTCGTGTAGATGAAGAAGTTTCTGATGAGGATAATAGTCGTGGTTCTTATACCCCTGACTTTAATGCTCGTAAAGCAGAACCAGTCGCTGCTGTAGCATCTGCTAGTTCAGATGAGGATGATGCTCTTAAATACTTTCAGAAATTAGCTGAAGAGTAACTAAGAATAAAGTCTAATATTTTCTGCTTCTTTAAGGGTTTCACTCACGTATTGAGTGGAACCTTTTTTATATGTCATTAATTCTTCCATGTCATCCATTACAATGCCTAGATAACGTGTTTTTAATAGGAATATATTTCTTTTTGCATCTTCTATTTTTTCTTCATATTGATAGTTAGTAACAGCAGTTACCGTATTGGCATTAGTAATATCTTGTTGTTCTTGTAACCACCAGTCAAAGTAAGAAAATGTGAAGTCTGATTTGACTTGCATTTCTTTTTCTAACATTACTACACCTTTACTATTTTTTATTTCTTGTGTTTCATAGTGATGAATACTTTCTAATTCTGCATAAGTACCATACTTATCGATGAGAAATCTATCAAAATCTCTTTGCATCAGAGGCCATTCTGTTTGAATATTGACAATGTTATTACATATTAGAACTAACCAATCTAAGGTAGGATCACTATAAAAATCATTAGCAACATTATCGGGTCTATCATCACCTTTAATTTGGTATTTTTCAAAAGTGGTCATATCTTGGAAAATATCTTCCCTTAATTTTCCTCTTTTGAATAGATTTTTTACAGTAATATAATCTGATATCTTAGCATCTGGAAGACGACTAACATAATCAAAATCTGGAACTTGTGAAAAATAATTTGACATATTAGAAACCTATTGAACCTTCTGGTAGTTTATCATAATCATCATTATATACAGGTTCAAGTTCAGTAAAGGACATTGTGATTTGGTATTGAGTCATAACACCATCACCAAATGTTGAGTAATTTCCTGTGGGTGTATATTGAACTCCAAATCCCTGTAGAGCACATTCTTTAAATCTATTCAAGAAAGGATGGTCTTCTACTTTACTTCCTCCTCTATACTTATATTCAAGTTGGAAAGTATGAGGAGATTTAAGGAATAAATTGGATTTACTTCTGATGGGAGCCATTCCTCGTTTAAAGAAACGTATTAAATTAATTACTGTGTCTGCTTCTGGTTGATTTCTTGGAGATAGATTAAAACTAAAAGTAAAAGGACGTAGTGAAGGACCACCAAAGAGTAATTCCATATTTGGATTCAAAATTGCACCACTAGTCCTTGTCATCAAATTATTATTACCAACTGCCATTCCTGCAAGAGTTCTGCCAAGACCTTGACCTGCTTCACCTGCAGATCCAGCGATCTTATCTATCGCTGTCTTAGTAGCGTCAATTCCTGCTTCAATTGGATTATCAGCAAAAATAGCCTCTAGTGCTATTTGTGCCACTGCTGCTTGCACTGCATTCATAGAATCACTACCCCAAGTTACTGCTTGGTTATCTGCAATACCTGTTGGAATTGGAAGAATAACAGTTCCTATTATATCTCCTTTTTTTCTTTCACTAAAACCAAATGTCTCCTGATTAAAGTCTTTTGGTCGATATTTCATCATATTGAATTTAATTATATCCTGCTTAGAATTTGCAATATCTACAGGGAATATATGAGTTCCAAAACCATCTACCTTTGTACCATCTGCATTTGTTTTTGTATTACTTGATTGTAATGCGGTGGATGATGCTTCTATATCTTCTCTTGCTGTAGCAGTTGATGAATTTCCTCCTGTTAAATTTTTTATTTGTACTGGAGTTAAAGTTGATTCTGCTTCAACCATATCAGCAGCATTATTTCTTATAGCCTGCGTATTATTTCTAACAAAATTTTTATCATCCTCACTTGCACCAACAAACCAAGTTTCATTATAGTCAACCTTTCCTGTATCAGGATTCATGGTTCCTACTCTTCTATCTGCACCAAATTCTTCATTATAAATTTCTATCTCACCAGTCTTTTGATTTACTAGTGTAAAATATGTCTCATTAGTTTTTGGATCAGGGAATCTATACTTGGTATCGTCAGATCCGTAATATCCAGCCTTCGTAGTCATTTAAATAACAACTTTTTTATTATTTAGCGAGGATTGAGTATGTATTTACCATAAGGTATGGCAAGTAGGTCATCAAGTTCATTATATTGAACAACATAGAGTTGTCCTGCTAGTTCTTCCCATGTGTAGTTTCTATATTTCTGCCAATGAAAGTTAAGTCCTCTGAATCCCCATTGGAATAAACCAACACATGCAATGAGAGGGTGTTGGTCATAACTTTCACCAGGAGTTTTTGCATTATATACAAAGGTATAGAATTTTCCTACTTCGGGAATAGGTTCTACAGTATCATTAAGAGCTTCCATAATCTCTAACATCATTTCTTCTGGATCATTAGTTCTATTATTCAAGTCACTTAGGTATTGTCTAACACGATTATCCTCTCCACCATCAAACCCAAAATTTTCTTCTGCTTCTCTAGCAGCATCTCTTTCTCTTCTTTCTTTAAGGGTTTTTCTTGGCATTATCTAATACCTAGTTCTTTTTCGGTTATAATTTTAAATTCAATTCTTCTATCCTTACACCATTCATTTGCAGCAGCCCATTTTGCTTGGTTAGTTGCATATGTTTTACATTCGTAAATGTATGATTTGGTCACTCTTTTTCGTGGTTTGGGTTGTCTTGTTTGTTTATCTGGTTTAACTTCAACTACATATGTTTTAATTTGACCTGTAGTTTCTTTTACTTTAATAATAAAGTCAGGGAAATATCTACGTGTTTTGCCATCTGGAGCACGATAGGGAATCCAAAACTCTTCACTTCCCCACTGTATAATATTCTCATTTAGGTCGCAGTAATTACAAAATCTTCTTTCCCAACTACTTCTGCATATAATATTTTTAACATCACCTTTATATTTCTTGGGTTTGGTTGGTTTGAACCTACTTTTAATACTTTCTGCCATTATCCCGTATACATAATATATAAGGTCAAAAAGTATTTATAAATGGCTGGCACTAAACCTACTAAGAGAACTGTATCAGATATTAA